TGATCTTCACTCCTCGATACGTTTTCAGCATCAATGCTCCGGTTGATCGTGATATCTGGAAGAACCTGAGCTATCCAATCCAAGCAATCAGCTTGTTGACCAATGGTGCTCTTGGTTCTAGGTCGGCCATCACTGTCAACGGTGACGTTTTCTATCGGGCGGTTGATGGAGTGCGCTCGTTCATCATCGCAAGGAGGTCGTTCAACGATTGGGGGAATACCCCGATCAGCAACGAGGTGCTGAACATCACCGACAACGATCAGACCAATCTTCTTTGGGCAAGCTCTGCGGTCGTGTTCGACAACCGGCTGTTGATGACTGCACAGCCAAGATATAACTCTGAAGGCGTCATCCACAAGGCGTTGCTTGTTCTTGATTTCGACCTGATCACGTCGCTGCGGAAAAAGTTCCCACCGGCTTGGGCTGGAATCTGGACCGGCCTCGACGTGTTGCAGGTCTTGAAGTCAGAGAATGCTTACGGTGACCGATGCTTCATTCTTGCTCGCGGTTCTGACCAATCAATCCAGTTCTGGGAGATCAGCAAGGCGGAGAAGGAGGACAACAGCGTTGCGAACGGACCAAGCTCGATTGAGTGGTTGGTGCAGACAAGGGCTTACAACTTTGAGATCCCGTTCGGACTGAAGCGGCTTGATTCAGGGGACATCTTCATCGATGCGCTTGATGGAACCGCTGCGTTCAATGTGCAGTATCGACCTGACCAATATCCAGGATGGCTTGATTGGGCAAACTGGTCGGAGTGCGCCACAACGAACCAGTGCAGCAACCTTTGTCCGATTGCTAACTTCCAACCTCAGTACAGGCCGAAGATGCGTCTGCCGACCCCAGAAGATACATCGTGCAATTCAACCATCAGCACCCCGACCCGTAACTTGTACGAAGTGCAGATGGCTTTGACCATCACCGGATTTTGTCGCATCAAGAGCGTCCGCGTCCACGCTTACGATGTCCAGGAGTCTGCTGTCGGAGAGTGCAGGACTTCCCAAGGATGCAAGACGCTTGAAGCGTGCGACGTGAACCCGTTTACTTACACATCGGAATAATATGGCAAATCTAACACTGATCAACCTTGTTCCTCCAAGCCTTCCTGTAAACTATTGCCCGACCAACTACCAGACGTTGGCCAACGACATCATCAGTGGGACGCAGGCGGTTTTCAACAGTACCATCGGGAACTCGTTCTTCAACTTTGGAGCATCGTTTCCTGCGATCAACAACCGTGTTTATCCTTGGCTCGATGACCAAGGGCTTTGGTGGATCTTCACCCAGGGGTTTTGGATCCGAAAGAACACGGTCGAAGCGGCTGGTCAAGAGCGGCGGATGTTTGTTGGTTCGACGATTGATCTTGGGCTGTACGACGGTGGCGATGGTGCAGTCACGGTCACAAGCGTCACAGGTCCGATGTGGGAGATTGATGCAGCGTTCGCGGCACGATTCCCGGTCGGTGTCGGAGCTTTTGCGGCGAGCGGCGCTGTTGCTGTGAATGGAACCGCAACGGCCACGGCTGTTGTCGGAGAAGACCAACACAAGCTGACCACTCCAGAATTAGCAGTTCACACGCACGACATAGCGATACAGGTGTTTGGTCATGGAGGAGAAGATGGAACAAGGGATTCTGCGGATGGCGGAACCTATTCCAACCCTGTGACAAACAATACGACTGTGTTCCCAGCCGCAACACTTGATACGAGCTTGGACGCGGAAGCGGTTAGCGTAGGTGGCGACATCGCTCACAACAACCTTCCTCCGTTCTATGGTGTTTACTTCATCAAGCGGACCGCGCGAGTCTATTACACCAAATGAAACTGATTGTTCAGGACATCCAATCGACGATTGCCCGCGTTGTCGGCGTGTGTGTCGATGATCCGCGCGTCTATGACTACATCAATCAGGCGTGTCGCCGATTGCTTCACAAGGGTCTTTGGGCGGGAGCGTACGGTCGGTTCACGATAAACACCGTTGGTGGGTGTATAACTTGGCCTAGACAGATCGAGACGATTGAAGCGGTGGCAGATTGCTGCGGCGTCGGTACTGTTCGCAACCAATGGTTCGAGTTCCAAGAGAGCGGATATGGATTGCTCGGTGAAAACTCGGCGTGCGCCGGCAAACAGCTTGTCGATCGAGGAACGGTTGTTTCTTACCGAGACATGTCCGGTGGATTGAACAGCTATATTCGAGTCTATCCAGGCGATGCGTCGGATGTCGGCAAAACCATCACGCTTCAGGGGGTGGACCAGAATGGTCAATGGATCAGGACGCTATCTGGAGGCGTTTGGATTGATGGCGAAAAGCTGACCTTGGCTCTTCCGTACGTTCAATCCACCAAGAAGTTCACCAGCCTTACAGGGGTCATCCGCGAGGCGACGAATACGGCGAGCCGATTGTACGAGTACAATGCTACAACTCTTTTGGAGCTTGATCTGGCTGTGTACGACCCCGATGAGACGCTTCCTCAGTATCGTCGCAGCTATCTCGCGGACCGTTGCAGCAGCGACGACAGCAAGCCGGTGACGGTCATGGCGAAGATGCGTCACGTCAACGCTACCGGAGTGAACGACTATCTGATCCCGCCTTCTCCTGACGCCATCAAGTTGATGGTCATGGCAATCCGCAAAGAGGAGAACGACTTGATACAGGAAGCAGTGGCCTACGAATCGAAAGCGGTACAGGCTGTACAGGAACAGACGATGCAATATCTTGGCGACGCAGTACACACCATCAGGATGGTCGGGGTCGGCTTGAACGGTGGAGGTTTTTCCCAATGGTTCTGAATATGAAAACCATGAACATTGAACATGAAAAATCATTCTTGATTGATAATTGCAATCAATTCACAAAGGAGGAATTTTAATTTATGGCAGAGGGACTTCTTGGGGGCATAATTGGATCCGCTGGCGGTATTTTGGGCGGTTTGCTTGGGGCTGGCAAAAAGCCCGTTATTCCAGCATTCAAGCCCATTGATTTTGCCGCAGAGCAAAAACAAGCAATCAAGCAAAACCTTGGTTCATTGTCTTCTGCGTCAGAACTTGCAAGAAAGACAACGACTGCTGACCAGAGCGTTCTGGAGGAACAGCTTCGGCGGGCCATCCCTGGTTACGACCAGTTGATTGCACAGGCAGGATCAAACATCGGAGCGTCTTTGCGAGGCGAAATCTCGCCGGAAATATCTTCACAGGTTCAACGGTCAACCGCTGGACGAGCATTGTCCGGTGGCTTTGGTGGTGCAAGCGGGATGGGCCGATCGTTGACTGCGCGCGACCTTGGACTGACCGGCATGCAGATCCAGAACCAAGGATTGCAGCAGGCCCAGAGCTTTATCCAACAACAGCGTGCGTATGGAATGGTTCAGCCGTTCTCGACCAGCAGCATGTTCATCACGCCGGCACAGCGCGTCGGGGTGTTGCAGCAGCAGCAGCAAGCTCAATACAGTCGAGATTTGCAAGCTGCACAGGTGTCTGCTGCTCCAAATCCGATGATGTCTGCTCTTGGTGGATCTCTCTCAACTATTGGTGGTCTTGTTGCTGGTCCTGCGTTCAATCAATACTTTGGACAAGGAAATGGGCAGGGCGCACCCGGTGGCCAATCTTCTCCGTACAACTACGGGAATGTAGATAACATGATGAACGGCCCTTCTCAGTCTCAAAACCTGTATAGTCAGCCGATGAACTTTGGTTCTTCGGGTTACGGAAATTACGGTGTTGGCTACAACTAAAAATTCTTATGGCCGACCAATTTCTTGAAGCATTTCAGATTGGCGCATCGTTGTACGATCGCGCGCAGACACAGCGTAGGATGATGGATCAGGTCAACATGCAAATGGCCGACCAACAGATTCGTAAGGAGCAATCTGAGCTTCAAAACAAGATTCAGCTCAATGCTTACAATCAAGCCCTGGACGAGCAGTCAAAACTCACGAACGATTATGGAAACATGCAGACAAACCTGCAAATGCGTGATGAGTTTTTCAGAAATCCAAAAGCTGAATTTCCAAAATTTCTTCCGGTACAGTCAAAGTCAAACCAGAACGTAATGTTTCAAGTTAGTCAGCAATTGGATAATTACGCGCCTCGCGCACGACTCCAGAAATCTTTACAGACAATAGAAAACAAACAACTCAGCGATGCGGCTGATATTCAAGAGCTGTACAATGTTAAGGTTGTAACTTCAGAAGGGTCTATTGATCAGGGTGTTTTTGATAAGTACATGCCGAAACTTCGAGAAGTCAGACAACTAAAAGAGTACAGCCAAGACGTAAGGGCTGCATATACTCAGACGGATAATACCCTCCCTTTTGAGCAGCGAATTGGTGATGCAATTTTAAAAGCAAAAGAACGCGCAAAATCTCCAACAGAAAGAACTCAAGAGCGTAACGCTGAACTCGCCATCGCTGAGTACACATCTGCATTTGGAAAACCAGACGAACAGACTGATTCATACATCAGGAATAACGCCCTGACTGGTAAGTGGAAAACTCCTGAAGGTACTGATCAGAAACGAATCAGGGGTGACGAAATTATTTCCAACTCTGCGTCAATGCTTGCTGATCAACTAGATAAATTTGAAAAGCAGTTTGGTGCTGGTGCAATTCAAAAATATGTCGGACTCATTGACGGCAAGGTTGAAGAATTAAAAAGAAAGATTTCTTCCGCTAAAACTGAGGAAGAAAAACAAGCGTACGCTTTGCTTCAAAGATTTCAGAGCAACTTTAACACTGTTGCTTTTGAAAAATCTGGCAAGGCTGTAACCTCTCAGGAAATGGAAAGACTTAAGGCTTCTCTTGGAAATATCCAGAGCAACAACTTTGGTGATGATGTCAGGAACTTTGCGTCTCTTGTTGCTGAAGATTACTATGGAACTGTCAGGTCGTTCAAGGATCAGTACAGGATTACTCCGGGTCAGGTGAATCAAGCTAATAAGTTTGTTACAAAATACAAATTACCATTTCCTACGTTTGGACAGCAGCAATCAGTTACTCCTACCACACCTGATTCATCCACTCCATCGGTGGGCCAGCCTGCTGGTGGTGGCATCAAAATCATATCAACTGAAATCCTTGGACAATAACTTATGCCACGCTTTGCTGTAACAGTTGACGACAACGGAGTTCAGAAACGAATTGTTCTGGAATCTGATACTCAGCCGACAGAAGCGGACGTCCTTTCCGCGTTGCGTGGACAATCGCAATCATCAACCCCAGCCACCCCTGCTCAACCATCCGCTCCTGTCGCTGACCTTGGCTCTGCTGAACAATTGCAGAGTGCGGTGAATGATGCGAAGAACATTGGTTACGC